CATTAGTGTCGCATATTCTGCAGAAGTCAAATCTTCCAATTTATCATCTGAAACGCTTTCTAAACAATCCATGAAAATAATATTCTTGGCTCGTTCTGTTGGCCGGTCTTTATTGTTTCTTTGACGTACTGGAGTTTGAACTGTTATATTTCTAATAGAGCTGGAAGACACAAGAAACGAAGGACCATTTTCGTCTTGTACCAATTCAAAACCAAACATAGACTTTGCCTGTTCTTCTGAAATATTAAAATCTGGAAGTTGTTCTTTCAATTCTTCCATAACCCGATAAAGTAAATCTCTAAAAGTTGAAACTGGAACCATGAAAGAATTAGACTGGAAGTTTTCTTCATTTTCCCAATCACGCAATCCTTGCAAATCTCTCCAAACTTCCCTTAATAAAACATCTTCCGAAGAAGAATAGAAATTAGGATTACTGAGAATGTTTTCAAATTCAGATTCTGGAAGTTTCTCGTATTTTTCCAAATCTCGTTCCAAAGCCCATTTTACTATAAAATCATCCCTGTCAAAATATTTCTTAATATTTTCTTTTATTCCCTTATCATCTTTATTATTATCTATATATATATCTTTACTGTGTTCAAAAATTGAGCCAGATTTTAGGGGGGCTGGCTCAAAAATTGAGCCAGATTTTTCCTCATCTGGCTCAATTTTTGAGCCAGCAGTTTTTGGTGATTGTATAATTTCTTTACTATTATACGGTTCCAACACTGCTACTTTGGTGGTATCTGGCTTAATTTTTGAGTACACGAACCCTATCTGGCTCAATTTTTGAACCAGATACCTTTTTGCTGGCTCAAATTCTGAGCCAGATGACATAATCTGGCCTAATAGCTGAGCCAGCTGTTCTACTTCTGGCTCAATTTTTGAGCCAGCTGAATCTTCGCAAGCAGTATCTGGCTCAAATTCTGAGCCAGATTCAAATTTATACTGGCTTTCAATTTCAGAACAAATATCAGCACTTAGATTTGTGAATGGTGTAGCTCGGTTATGCAAACAATGCTCACGTAATTTAATCCAACCTTCATCATTTACCTTAGAACATAGTGTATCTATGGCTTTGATTTCATCCCAGTTTATCACAAACGAAAGCAATTCTCTTTCACCTCCAGCAATAGTTATTAAATTTAGCGATACCAATTTTTCAATCGCTCCATCCAACGTGTTTCTAGAACGACCTATTAATTTTGCCAAAATTCTTTTGGATAATTTGACCGGTTGATCGCCTACAGCTTTACGGCTATGTCTAATAATATGAAACAGGACCAAAAACGAATCTCCAGTAACTAATGTGGAGAGGGCGTATGGAATCGCCCCCCACTTACCATGAAACATGTTCAATCTATTCATACCGTTTGACTTTGCTTAATATAGAATCTAATGACTTTTCTATTGACCATTTGCTTTGTCAAGGTGTAGCCATTTTGTTTTGCAAATTGCCCAATTCTTCTTTGATTAGGTTCAAAAGGAGGCAGTGTAGATAGGTATGCTTCTTTCATTTCATCCATTGAAACTTTCTGCTTTTGTAATATATTCATGGTAATAGTTTTATTGATTGATTGCCGCTTGTAATTCCTGGTACGTTTTAGGTCCATTTAGTCTTGCTACTTGTTCACCGGATTCATTGAACAATAGACAAACTGGAAGATTGCGAATTTGCAGTTTGTCTAACTCATGTTCTTCTAAATCGTCCACATTTATATGTTCAATTTCAACATTTTGTAATTTTGCCAAATTTTGGTCCATTGTTTTACACAAATGGCACCAATCAGCTTCATATTTTACGATTTTCTTTATCATAATTCGTTTTATTAGGGGGATAATCATGATTAGCGTTATAACCACACCATGTACAAATCCCCAGATTTACATTCATGATATAATTTTCTATTTTGCATTTAGGGCATCTGTACATAAACAAACGCCCTTCAATTATTTCTAGTCCTAGAGGTAATTTATTTGCTGGCATTTGTCGATCATATTATCACTTTGTTCACAAATGTTAGGCTGATTGTTTTTCATCATGTCTTCGCAAATTTTTCTATGAGGACAATTTTTGCAAGCAGCTTCTCGTACATGATATACAGCACTGCCTAATAAAAATCCCAATATACAAATTGCAATAATAACAAATACAATATCGTCACACATATCAATTATTTTAAATCATTCATTAATAATACAAAATCATATTTTAATGGGTCGTTTATATCCCATGAACGATATACGTCTGTCAATTCAAGAACAGCTTTCCAGCTATCTTTTGGATAAGAGATTAGACCCATTTTTGTAGCTTGCTTTGCTACATGAATATCCATAATGGCGTATAATTGGCTTGGGTGTATGTTTTGAGTAGCCCATAAACCTAAATCAATGTCATCTTTGCGAATCATCCATCGCAACAACATGTTTATACGTTTACATGCGGAATTACGTTGAGGACTACCAAGTCTGGCCGGTTCAAACCAATCACACAATGACATCATTAGAAAATCAATTGAAGTATTATATTGACAATCATTCAGCACAGACTGAATTGAATCGTACTTATTATAAAACAATCGTAAATTATGGCACACTTGCTTAAATTGTACGCCTTTTAATGTCCTGTAAATCGGTTTATCGTCAGGTATTTCAGAAAATTCCCATAACCTAACAAATTCTGCTGGCTTCCAATCACACATATTCATTAAATCATTTGTTGTCTTGATTATCTGTTCCCGTTTTCCCCAGGCTATCATAGCTGTCCACATTGCACATATTTCTATGTCTGCTATTGTTCTGTTTGGGGTATTGTTCATTTTGTGAACAATTGATATTGGGTCATTGGTAATAAAGGATTGGCTATCGAAATTATTCCAATATTCATCCATTTGACTTTTGATTGTTCTGCTCATTTTCTGGATTCATTAATTCTTTTCTATAATAAGTAATCATCATGTCAGTACGAACGATTGCTTGTTGTATCTGTTGAGCTTGCTCAAATTGCTCTGCATTAGTTAATTTTTCTTTCATGTTGAAGAAATTATATCTAATTTTCCAAAGCATCATTTCGTTTGCATCACTGGAGAATTTGATGTAAAGCCATAAAGCATCAATCTTCTGATTAATTTCAGAAATTTTTGTCAACAATTCATGTTCTTCTTGTACAACGCCTTTTAGTTTTCCATTATGTTTATGGAGGCTGCTTATAAGAATAAATTCACACACCAATACAATCAATACCAATAAGCATAAAATATAAATTACAGTATTCATGATTTTTCTTTTAATTCGTTTAAATTAATAAATGAAGGACAATTTTCAGAGCCTACTTTATGGTTTGATGGAACAATATTGAATGGCTCTCCTTTCTCATTTTCACGGTTGTACCGTAAGCAATGATAGCGGTCCCAACAACCTTTAGCAAAACACTGATGGTTATCATGCGATAATTTTTGGAATGTCATCAACGATAAGAAATGAGCATCGTCCGGCAATTGTGGCCTAAATTGTTCGGGTATATTTCCTTGGCACCACACATTATTTGATTTAATTAATTGCCCATTCATTTTGCGAATATAAAATTCTCTGCCACTGAATCCTTTTATAACATTGTTTGGTCTTTTCATAAAAGGATGAACAGTGTAATGACAACCACCAATTATCATCCTATTTGGAGGTGGATTTTCAATTTTATGAATCCAAAACGCACAATGAAAGCACACATGGCGTTTTGCCATAATGGGGAGATAATCACAGTTGTCCAAATAATTGTCAAGACAATCCTGTTGACCACAAAGTTCACAATTGTAATGTTTCGGGGAGTTTTCGCAAGCGTCCCCTAGTGTATTTTTACACATATTCATTTGTCTTTTAGTCCATGTGGACGTTAATAATGAAGATAAGGGCACGTAGAGGTGCGAATCAAAATGAAAGATGGAGTGTGTTTACACACTTATAGAATCAAACACAGAGTTTATTTCATCTTCTCTGATGCAGATATAAACTTTAGTGATTTCTATACTGGAATGATTCAGTATTCGATTAAGAATAATCAATGCTTCAGACTTATTGTTGCTATGGTCATACACATATCTTCCGAAGGTCTTTCTAAAGGTATGAGTTGAGAAATTCCCAATATCAATCTTATATTTTTCTTTCCAATTTTTTATTATTTGGTTAACATACTGAATTGTATATGGCAAACCTGTGGTTGGACTTTTAAAAATCAGATCATTGGGATTTGGACGCTTTAATAATATGTATAATTCTTCAATACGATTTTGTACACTATCGTTAAGAGGAATTTTACGTGCTTTTCGAGTTTTCTTTTCAATCTTGGTGAAAGTACTTTTATGCAGAATGTCAGCCCATGTTAACGACAATACATCTGAGGCTCTAAGTGCCGTACAAAATGATATACGTGCATAAAGCTCCCAGATGTATTTCTTGTCGTGATGTAATCCTTTGAGTAATTTTTTGAATTCACCCATTGGTAAATAATCACTGGTCGTTAATTGATTTTTCTTAGCCATACCTTTATCAATTTTATTATTTGACACAAAGGTATGGTATTATTTTCGATTAGCCAAATTTAGACACAATTATTTTCAATCTAATATGAAATTTTATCTTATCTATCTGTAAACGTGATATTTACAAAATTTTACTTTTAAATTCATTTAAAGACATGATGACAACACCTAACGTTTGGGCTTTGACAATTTTAGATGAAGTAGCTGTTTTGTCTTTAACAATTAAATGAGTAGTTTTTTTAGACACACCGCTAACCACTTGTCCCCCTTCGTTTTGAATCATTGATTCTAATTGCGAATCTCTAAATCCAGATACACAAATACTCATACCTTTGCATTTTCCTTCGGCATTAGTGTTTTTGGGCTTAGGTTGCAATACAGGGATTTGTGTTTCTTTCAAGAACTTAAAGAATGATGGTACCCCCAGTATAAAACTCTGTTGTGTTTTTGAAAGCTCTTTGAATTTCGGCTCATCTTTTGATATAGACACATAATAGGAATCATAAAAAGCTGTGCGTATATCGTCAGACATATCATCTAAAATTTTTTGTGCCTTAATTTTACCAATACCGGTAAAACAATCGCTAGCTTGCATGAGAGTGGCCATTTCCATTCCTTGCATAATTCGTTTATTGTTTTCTAACACAGTATTTGATATACTTTCGCCAAACCCATCAATACTATACAAGTCATCAAAAGTGACATTGAGAATTTTAGATATGGTGTCAAATCCAGCATCAAATATTTTTGAAATTGTTTCTTCACCCATATTTTCAGCTCCACATGTGGTATAGAAGAACACAATTTTAGCTAACTTGATGCCTGGACAATGTGGGTTTGTGCAGCACAATTCTACTAAACTTTGGTTCCATTTGGTCGAATAGCCACAATGAGGGCATTCACATAACTTATCCCATAAATTCATTAATTCTTCTTTTGGTGCCGGAGCTAAGGTTTGCAATATTTTAGGGATAACACCACCAGATCGAGTGACTAAGATTTTTGCTCCTTTTGCAATTTCATGGTCATTAATCCATCCAGCGTTATATCCTGTTGGGTTTTCCATTTCACAGTCACCTGTATTGATAGTTTCAATTTTTACTACAGGTTTTAATGCGCCAGCTTTACTGATTTTCCAATTAATGTCTTTTACTGTTGTTTCAAATGCCTCGGTAAAGTCTGGGTGTTTGTATGCGATAGCGTATAAAGGATTCCCTGTTGTTTGATGTCTTCCAAGCGAGTCCCACAGTTTGATGTTGTTGATATAAATCACTAATCCATCAATATAATATAAATTGCTCCAAACCTTAAAGAGTTCCATCAATGATTCTTCTGTGAGTTCGTTGATTTTCATTATTTTGAATAGAAGGTATTGTTTGAAGGTATTACATAGAGTCTCATACAATTCAGCATACGATGCAAATTGTGCAGTACTATACTCATCAATACCATATCTGAAGAAGTCCACGTGTTTAATCAGAGGTGTTGCGTTGTCTCTATTCAAGAAGCCAGCTGCGGTATTTCGTGGTGATTTATATAAATCTCCTGTATCGCATGAACATTGATTTTCAAAATGTGTTGTCCATTGGTAACGATTGAAAACAAATTCTCCAAATACGTGCATCCATTTGGGGGTATATTCAAATTGTTTGAGTTGTTGATAATGTTCGGAACAGTCTTGTCCTTCGTTTTCGGCACCACCTCTCGAATAAGCTTTATGAGTGGTTTCACTATAAAGTAATGATAATCCATCAAATTTTGGAGTGATTACTATAGTATCGTTTGGGCTAATTGACAATGATTTAATCCAATTGTTTATTTCCGGCAAACTTTTTACTTTATTAAGTGATTTCATTGGTATTGGTAATTTCACTTTTCGTTTAGCAGAAACAGTGACAGGCTCAATGTGTTGGAACCATTCGTTATTTGGGTCCATTTCACGAAGTTGTTCTACCAATTGATCATATTCTGCATCTGTTATAGCAGGATCACCTTTACGATATTGTTCATTGTATTTCTTGATATTATCAAGCAATGTGTCTTTATCTTTAATATTAATCATATCTTCAAGAATAATATGGGGGCATTGATGCCCCCAAAGTTAGTTATTTTTATTTATCCGTATGTCCAAAACCGCCATCCGCACGTTCTGTTGAGGTTAATGATTCTACAGAATCCACCGCATCCCATTCCGCACGTTCGTGTTTTGCGATGACTAATTGAGCAATACGTTCACCATCGTTGATAACAAATGGTTCTGAACCATGATTTATCAAGATAACGCCGATTTCACCACGATAATCTGCATCAACCGTGCCCGGTGAATTCAATACCGTAATTCCTTTCTTGATAGCCAATCCGCTACGTGGTCGAACCTGTGCTCCGTAACCAATAGGCAATTCTATAAACAGTCCAGTTGGAATCAGCACACGTGCGCCTGGAGTTAAAGTGATTGGATTATCAATGTTTGCTTTCAAATCCATACCAGCAGATTGTGGAGTTGCATATTGTGGCAACTCATGTTTTGACTTGTTGTAAATTTTAATCTTCATTTTTTTTCGTTTTATATTTCCAGTTTTTACGATTCATTTTGGCAGTAGCGTACACTTGTCGTTGTACACCGCACATTTTATCATATTCTTCCAATTTCAAAGTGCCAATATCCGTTAGTTCAAGTTCGATATTACTGTCAATATATCTGAAATAGTACATACCATTTGACATCAAGTGTCCATTACATACTTTTGATATATTTCCAGGCTTTAAACCACTAATTTTAGCAGACTCGGTAACAGAAGATGCAATAAGAGTTAGTATTTTTCTTCGATTAAAAATTAGGACAGGTTTAGCTGCCCCCCAATTCCGTTGTGTCATCATTCCATATTTGTTTCCACAATTCTGGAGTCAATCTACGTTTAATAGAAGTTATTAAATGAGTATCTGATACAACAACACCATGAACAAATAATTCTTCTATGATTTCGTTGATATATACACAAAATTGTGGGTCTATATAAGATAGGAACGGATAGCAAAAATGTCCGTTAATCAATTGGTGCCCCTTATTGTTTATCAGCACTAATTGTTCATGCTGAAGATTATAAGTTTTGGTTATCGCTTTAATCTGGAAATTAAATTGTTTGAAGAAATCTTCTACATTTAATTTTCCACTGGGGTCTTTTTCTTGAAGATAAAATGTAGCATCAAAATATTTGCTACCATCACTATGATTTCCAAAAAGGAGTTTTGGGAATTCTGGAAGTACTATATCTGTACATTCAATATTTACGATTCTTCCAGTTCCTTGTATGGGGTTCATTATACCCTTATATTATTTTGATGTGTTTCTTTAGTTACCAACACGGACTGAGCTTTGTCATACTTGACATTTGGGATGGTCCAATCACGTTGTTCCTTTACTTTTTTCAAGAAAGCATTGGTGTTGTCAATTGCTTCTTTTGAAGAATAGGCAGGAACATAGATTGTTTCAGTCGTTTTCTTTTCTTTACCAGTTTTTTCGTTAAGTTCACGATACACGACAGACACTGCGTATAAACCTACTTCAGTACTTTCGTCTTCTTCAAAGTAATACGTAATCAAACCACATGTCAATTCCGTATCGGTCATAAATGTGTTATTATACACAACTTCTGAAATCTTTGTTTTTAAGATTTCGTATTCCACTTTACCAAACTCATTTTTGCCTTCACTCAATTTGTAGGCTATTTGTTCGGCTTCTGAATAGCAAGTGGCCATTACCAAGTCTTCGGTTTTAAAAAGAACTACAGCTCCTTCGTCATTTGTTCCTTGGTACGCCATTTTGATACGATAAAAATCAAAACTACTGTTCATTTAAATAATATTTAATTGTTGATTTACTTCGCAAAGATATGATAAATTGATATATTGCCAAAATAATTAAAGCGAATTAACATATTATTTAATTTTATGCACTTGTTATCCAGCATTTTAGCTATATTATTCATATTTCTTCAATTCTAAATTTTAACAATTAGTTGTTTTCTACAATAATCTTTTGATTTCCATGATAGAAACCAAGAAAAGCAGGGGTAACTATTCTTTCAAAAACTAATATAAGATGAATCAGAATAAATCAACTGTTACGTTTCATGGTACACCATTGGAAAGTATGTTTAAAACGAGCAAGAAGACTATCCAAGAATATGTACGTGAAATAGATAATCATTGTCGATTCAAATCAGTACAATCTCAAGTATCTCGTGGGGTTGTGTTGGATGACAGAGGCAGACTGATAGACCTTTATGAAGCTTGTGTACAACAAGACGCTCATTTAGGTGCGGTGCTAGAAACTGTAATGTCCCAGATTATTGGAGAGCGTTATATGTTAGCACGTCAAAATGAAAAAGGGAAATACATCAAAGATGTAGAAGAAACCAAAAAGATTCAAGGTTCACAATTCAATAAAATCATAAGAGGTATCGTTGAATCCAAATGGTATGGTTATACATTACTTGAAATTATGCCGGATATAAATCCGTTAACAGGAAAATTGAAAGAAGTCAATATCATTGAAAGACGTAATGTATTGGCCAATCAAAAACGTGTAGTTCAACGTCAAGGTCAATGGACTCCAGGTTGGGATATAGCTTCTGCCCAATATTTTAAGAATTATGTTTTAATTAATACCGGTGATTTGGGACTGTTTGCTGCCACTACACCATTGATTTTGGCTAAGAAATTTACAGTAGCTAATTATGTAAATTTCAGTCATACTTATGGACAGCCTATTATACATGGTAAGACTGAAGGTGAAAGCAATGCTGATCGCCAGCGTTTAGCGTCTGAAATTGCAAATGCGGCCCAAAACAAAGTAATTGTTACTGGTTTAAATGACACAGTAGATGTGAAAACATTTACAATGTCCAATTCAGAACATATATACACCAGTCTGATTGAATTTGCAAACAAGGAAGTCTCTAACTTAATTGTAGGTTCCGGTTCAATGGCTGGAGAACAACAATCTTATGTTGGTTCCACCACCGCACATCAAGATATTTTCCGTGAACGTATTGAAGTATATCGTGAATATATAGAAAATGTGATGAATGAAGAAATCATGCCTCGATTGGTAGCAATGAATTATATTAAACCAGGCTTGGAATTCAAGTATGCTAATCGTGTCGAAATGAGCAACAAAGACAAAATCAGTCTTTATTCATTTATTACAGATAAATATGAAGTTTCACCAGATGAAATTGAAAAAGAATTTGGCATTGTTGTTGGTAAACAATTCAACAATGTTACAGGAGCTATGACAGGGGGAAGTCCTCATGTTGGTGGTAGAAGTTCCAATGACAGAGGTATCATGTCAGACGAGGAATATTATCGCCGTTACGGTAGAAGACGTGGAGAAAGACCTTCTGATGTCACAAATTTTCTCTTGGAAGAGGGGTAAAAGATAGCACCCTCTCTTCCGCAGAGGCTTCCAAACCAACCAAAGATGACGAAGATAAAGCTGAATACCTTGCTATCTATGCTATCTTCCAGCGTTTCATACAAAATTATGGTAATGCAGATGTTCAATGGGATTTATTGGAAGCAATGATGGATTTACGATTTGAGTTCGCCTTTAGCCATGCTATCAAAGGATTTGGTATGGATATGGAAAAAGCTTTGGGTTTATTACGTAATAAAAATAATGGACTCACTCGTTTAGAACGCGAACAACGAGATATACTTGTGGCAGCTTTAGATAATCTCATTGATTTTGCTGTAGCCGAAGAATTTCAAATGTATGAACACCTTCCAGCAAATTGCGATATTGCAGACCCAATGGATTTGGAAGAATGCGAAGATGTATTTTGGCGATACAATCATATATATTCTAAAATCGAGAATGAGGATATAGAGTATGCTATGAAAATTGCAGCAGCATGGGCTATACACACAGATAGCACTGTGTTTACTTTTATGACGCAAGGCGATGAACGTGTACGTCCTTGGCATTTGGCTCTAGAAGGTACTAGCTACCCCAAACATTCTTTTCCAGCCTGGTTAATTCCACCAATTGAACATGGATGTCGTTGTTATTTAGTGGAAGAAAGTATAGAAGTAATTAATGAATCTTCTATGTTTGCTAAAGTTGAAAATACAATTAATGAAATGCCAGATTTTGTGAATCCAGTATTTAAAGAAAGTGTAGCAAAAGGTGGACGAATATTCAGCGATGCACATTCATATTTTGTAATACCTAAAAAATACAAGAAACGATTGCGTGCTATTGCTAAAAAAATTAAATCCAAATGGCTGGAAGAACAATAACACCTAAGCAATTAGCCCGTCAATGGGCTAATTTGCCTAATAAGTTTGAAGTAAATATATTCAATTTTGAGACATTGGTTGGCAATGCAGCTAAAAAAGTGTTTCAAGATTCGTTTTATTTAAGGCGATTCAATTCTAGTGGTACATTTGCATGGCGTGCTAGAAGAGACAATAAGCCTCATCCAATATTGGAAGAAACGGGAAATCTTAAAAATTCAATTGTATGGCAACGGAGTAGTACAGGTTCACAACGTGGGGTAGTTATTTACACTTCCCCCTTTGCTTTTAAACATAGCAAACGACAATACGGTCGTAATTTTTGCTATGCAGCAGTACACAACGACCCATCCGGCACCCATACTTATGGCAAATCTGGTGTACCTAGTATTCAACGGCAATTTATCGGATATTCCACGATTCTAAATGATAAAATATCATCTTATAGTATTCATATTTTTGATGGTTTTCCTAAATGATAGTAGATAAATACACAAAACAAAAACCAAACATTATTGACGCTGGGGACAATCCAATGCTTCCAGACGATGACAATATCACTTTAGAAGAAGTTACCGACAACCCTTTGATTGAGGTATATAAGGCAACTAGAAGAGTATTGGAATCATTACATATCATTCCTGATGACACAAATTCGCCTAAGTTGTTTCAAACCGTTAAGATTGATAATGGCCAATTTGAACGTATAGTCCGATCTAAAGGTAATACGGAATATGCCATTGGTTTTCCAGCTGCATTTATTCGATTTACTAATGTTCGCTATTTAGTGGCGCAACAGCGAATAGGTGAAGGTCGAGCCACTATGCGTATTCGTTTTATTTTAAACAACCTGAATACCAGTGATGACGATATTGAAACAGAAGGTTTTAGAATTTTCCAACAAATCAATGATGCAATTCAAGATGCAAAAGACAAGGAACCAGCATTAAATGAGCGTTGTAACCTTACTTACTTTGATATGCCTGAATCATTGGATAATGGTTTGCAACCATATTGGATTGATTATGAAATATGGTTCCGAACAAGTTCTTCATTTCAATACCGTAATTGGGTTGATAGATATTTGGTTATTCCACCGTTTACAAATCACAATGATGCACCACAACATGATTCAGAAAATCATGGCAATCATTTGTCCCCTCAAATAGAAGAGGTAGCTAGATTTGAACCTTCTGTAGATATTCCAGGTGATTCAACTGATGGGGAAAATACAGAAACAGAAACAAATTGACACAACTATTTATCTTAACATATTCTATTCTGTTAAAAAGTTAAAATGAAATTAGAAGATTTGAAGTACGTGGTAGGTGAAGCGCATGAAGCACAACCAGCCTATATGCGTTTATATGGCCACATTAACGAAACAAGCACACAACGATTTAATGAAGAATTCTTGTGGTTACAAGATGTTGTCAAGCCATCAAAGATAGTCATTTGTATCAACAGTGAAGGTGGCAGCGTTTTGTATGGCATGGGTACATTCTCCATTATTCAAAACAGTTCAATTGAAGTTGAAACTATTGTGGAAGGTATGGCAGCTTCAATGGCATCTGTTATTTGGGCAGCAGGTACACGCTCATACATGCGTGACTACTCAATCTTGATGATTCATAATCCTTTTATCAAAGCTAGTGAAGCTAGTGACCCTGATACAGCACAAACAGTTGCAGCATTTCAACAACAAATTGAAATGGTTTATCATAGACGTTTTGGATTATCTAAGTCCAAAATTCGTGAAATCATGGATGGAAAAGAAGGATGTGACGGTACTTATTTTACCGCTAAACAAGCAGTAGAAGCCGGTATTCTTCCAGCTGAAAATATCATCAAGACTTCCAAACAAGTGTGTAATAAGGTACAAAGTCAAATTG